GCACCTTACCGACACGAGTCAGAACTCGCAGTTCCACGACCGCTATTTCGCAGAGATCGACTTTGACTTGAGCAAGTGCCTCTTCATCTTCAGCTACAATGATGAGAGCAAAGTCAACCCGATTCTTCTCGACAGAATGTACAGGATCAACACAACCGGATACAATAAGAAGGACAAGACGCAGATCGCGCAGAAGTATCTCATCCCCAAGATTTGCGCACAGGTGGGATTTCGGGAAGGCGATATTGTCATTCCCGATTCAGTCATTGAACACATTGTCGAAAACTACACAGAGAAAGAGGAAGGTGTCCGCAATCTGAAGCGCTGCTTGGAAGTTATTCACCGTAAGTTGAACTTGTATCGTCTCATCAAGCCGGATACGCCGCTGTTCGAGAAGGAGATGTCGCTGAAAGTTGCGTTCCCATTCGCCGTGACAAATGAAGTGGTCGACAAGCTGGTCAAGCAAGCCAACGAGGATAAGCGTGTGAACTTGAGTTTGTATTTGTAAATGCAGAGTGTGTCTCTCTGGTATAATAATGAGTGTGTAAGCATGTATCTAAAAATAAAAATAAATATAAAGATTTTTTATTCGGTTTTGATAATGCCATGTATGATCTTATAAACACAAACCAGGCGGTTTATGTCTTCTTTTACAATTTTTGGAATGGATTTATTGAAAAAACAGATAGTATGAGTTATACCTTTTTTATTACGTTACTTGAAAAAGTATACAGACTTCCAGTTCATATGACAAGAAATCCAGATGAAGCCCATGTGTTAGTCGAGTGTATATTTGGAAGCCAAACCTATCTTTATTATAAGAAATGGAGCGCGACATTTTTATTCACGGGGGAATCTCATTATTGTAATATCCCGCATCTATATCAATTTGATTGTATCCTTGGTTTTGAAATTACGAATGAACGTTATGTGCAATGTCCACTCTATCTTTTATTTTTGCATTCCAATCCCTCCATCTATGAACAATTGGTAGAAAATGACAAGCAACTTGCTTCTGGCAACTTTGAACATACGCATTCAGAACGTGTTCACATCCCACCCAACGAGGCATCTGTAGTTATTACAAACAATAATCATGGTATGGAACGACTGCGATTCATGGACCGCGTTGAAGAAAAAATGACATTGTATTATGGCGGGAAATATAAAAACAACATCGGCGGTCTTGTTGACGGACATTTTAATTCTCCGGAAATGACTAATTTCTACCGGCGCGGGAAATTCGCGATTACCATGGAGAATGCGGATCGACCGTACTATATTACCGAAAAACTGGTGAATGGTCTTCGATCAGGTGTTGTTCCTGTGTATTGGGGGTCATCACGGGTAAGCGAGTTTTTTAATACGAAACGGTTTCTTCATTTGAAACCAGGTGCAACAGAAGAAGATATATCTGAAATCATTGAACGAATGAAATCAATGACGGATGAAGAATATTTGCGTATCATTCGTGAGCCAATTATGATGCGTTCTATGGACGATGTAATCAATGAAATTGCAGAATCCATAAAAAAAAGACTTACCTTACTTATCTTCAATGTCGTATATGTGCCATCGTCCGATTAGTCGTCGCATTCCATTCCTGTCGTGGTGTTCAATGCATCAATTGCTGCCCACACTGCATCGTCGTAGTCGTCGTCGCTTTCATTGTTTCTGACGGAGGAGTTGGGAAGAGGAGAATTCGAAACAATTGTTCCGTAATCGCGACGGTAGCTTGTCGGCACCTCTTCTTCTTCAAATGCACGAACCGCCTCTTCCGTGAGAATTGTCTCTGCGAGTTCTTGGTCCAAGTATTCGCTGAACACAACCTGGCAGGTGTTGTCATGGGATGATCTGTGTGCACTCTGTACTTGGATGAGAATCGGTGGTGGTACGTAGCGTCCCGAAACCAACGCAGAATACTCTTGATCCGATGCATTGAACCGAGTGGGAACGCCTTCTGAAACAGCTGTCAGGTAGTAGGGAGAATGATCCATTGGGTCTTTTTGTGTCTCCATCCACCACGCAGAGGCGCAGTATTCAATGCAAGCAATTCGGCGACAGTCCTGAATGAACTTGCGGCACAGATCGGCGTGGCGAATGATTTTCTGGATTGTGTTTTCTGCCGCCTGTTTGTAAGCGAGGATGTCGCGTGTTCGCAGCGCACGAACAATCAATTCAGCTTGTTTGCAAAGATTGTGAGCAACTGTGCGGTGATTTTGCTGAACCTGTTGAATGAGCAACTTGATTTCTTTGTGTTTGGGGGTTTCATGTTCGAGTTCGATGTCTTCGACAACTGCTGCTGCGCCGCCGCCGTTCGGTACTTGGTAGACGCCCCCTTGCTCAGTGATTTCGCGCTCTTTCTTGAGATCGTTGATTTTGCCGGTCTTGACGACGCCGTGATGTCTTGTTTTTTTGAGATTTTTCAATGTGACGTTTCGTTGTTGTTTGTTGGTGACGAGCATTTTGCGAATGTTCTCAAGCAATGCCAGGCCGTCATTGACGGTTTGTTCTGCTTGAAGGAACTTGCTGTCCTGAGGCAGTTTGGTCTCGGAATGAAGAACGCTGTCGTGACTCACTCTGCACATGGTGACGTCGAAACTGCGGCTTCCGAGAAATGTCTTGGGTTCTTCGACGCGCGCGCGCGGTTGTTGGACGTCACATTCGAATTCACGACGAACGCCTTGCGTGATTTCGCTGATTCGGTTGATGTATTCCTTGAGATCCTTGGCTCCTTTGATATTGGTGGTAAATGTTTGATTGGCGGCAGTAGTAGAGGTTGATTTTCTGGATGGCATTGTCTTTGTTCTGATGTTTGAGTCACTGGTATTCATGAAGTATATGAAAAAACATTTCAATTTTTTCACATCGTGTGAGAATGTATCGCTCACGATATGAAAATGACCTAAATTCCTGAATCAGTTGTACGATTTCCTCCTCGCGTATTAAGATACTTGATCTGTTCAGATGTCATGCAAACGCACCCAGTGCTGGTGGAATAAGGAGATGGACAGCACTCAGGCTTAAACTTATTCTGGGAGAATATTAACATGCTACCACTTGATGGATCTGCGGCACTGTGTGTATTTCCAGAATTACCACCTTCACTATATCCAAACTTCGACGCATATGAATTTGCCTTACTTACCCACATACTAGCAAGATCGGCATTCTGGATTTCGTTTACATTTGCCCCCATTGTACTCATGCCTTCACGACGAGCGGATACAATGATTTTCTCATCACGAGGCGGAGGTCCAGTGATTATGTCTGAAACTGCATCAATTCCGGTCTGGAAAGCAGTTTGTAACCCTCCCATGTTAAGAAGTCCTTCTTTTACTTCTTCCTCAAACGGTTCCGTACCTTGAAGTACTTCCATTCCTTTATTAAAAACCTCTGGTAACCCTCTCATATCAAGTCCTTCTTTCATTGGTGGAATTAAAATAGGCGGAACCGGTTGGTTTTTAGACATGATTTCAGCTATGTCTTTATTTGCCACCTTGTAGGCTTTAATGGATCCCGGTGTTCCTGTGTCTTTATCTTTGTTTTGTGCTCCTTCCATAATAGATGGACCAGAACGACCCATCATAAAATCAAAAATCGGGTATCTGCAACAACTGCAGAATAAGTTAGCGCCAATAAATAAAAGAATCAATACTAATAAAAACAGTTTATATTCCATATTGAAAAGTAGAATTGTTGTGTCGTACAATTATAATAAAACAATAGATAATTATTCATCAGATGCGGTCCATCTTCTCTAAATAGAACCAATTCCTTATGGCGAAGGCATGCGACTTGTTCTGCGGTTTGTAATTTGACGAGATACAATTCCTAACAAAATAAGTGGAATCGCAATCGTAAGGAACACAATAAGCGCAGCAAGAGCTAAAACCCAACCTACAAACGGAATATACCATAATGCAATAATAATAATGACCATAATCACCAATATAATAATCATCAATTCATAAACTGAACCAATCAATGAATAAAATGACCATAAAACGCCAACAAATGTCAATAAAAATGTTGCTAATATACCTTTTATTTTTTCAAAGAAGTCCACCATTTTAATAAGCATGACTTGAACAGGAATAATGACATTCTGGATTCGGTTGAAAATAGCAAGAAAAATCTCTTTCAACGTATCTCGTATCTTGTTCAAAAAAAGTCGTAACATCTCGATCACTTCCAAAATTTTTTTGAAGATCTTCATAACTGTATTAAAAATGGCATACACCATAACCATTGGTTTATCGAACACACCTTTTGTCATGTTCGAACTACACTCCATAAAATTTTGTTTTGTATAATCCATTGGATCTACACCTTCCGGCGCATTGATCCATCCTGCAAATGGCATCACATCTGGACGACATCGATATTGAGGCCAGTCATATTTGACTTCATTCAATTTGATCTGTATTTGAAAATAGGTTACTGCACACATAAATACAAATATAACCACACTTACTTTGATAATATCTATCCCATATCGACCAGTAAATGTGTTATCTCCGTATAAGTACCGAAGTCGTTCAATAATTGGTTGTTTTTTTAATTTTTCTATTTTTTCATTACCTTCCGCTGTTCCTTGTTGCGCATAATCTTTCAATGATGCAAATATTGATTTGCCGGCAGTTTCTAAACCTTTATTGAGTGCTTTTTGACTTGCTGTTTGAGATATTAAACCTAAATCTATGAAATATTTTTGGGCTATATGTACAAGGAGTGATATTGGATCAGCCATGACCTTACCATATATTCAGATATATTTTAGATATATTTGAATATTATTACACTGGACTAACCGATACACATACCTCGTGGTAATACTACGACAAAAACGATAAATTTTTGTTGATCTGTCCAGGTAAACCATGACCGAACATTATCATATAAATCAGTACAAATCCACCAAGTACAATTGATCGATCTTCTGCTACAAGAGGTGGTTGATTGAAAACAAATCGCATCATCAAGTAAATTGCAACACCAATCATGGCAGAATGTGCCAACATAATTGCTCCTCGTTCATATGTCATCTTTCCAACTTGTTTATATGATATATGAATATTGAATTTTACTTCTTTCCTAATGATCGAACCATTTGTCCAAAAATACCACCCCATAGACTCTTCATCACCATAAGCGCACTCGACATAACAAACATTAGTGTAGCAAATATACCGGCGAGTTTATTGACTAAATCTCTCATTGCAATTATAATGCGTTGAAACCCAATAATGATGTTATTGAAAATACCGAAAATGTTCTTGAAAACTCCCATAATTTTATCACGTAGACCGCCGATAAATTTGCGAATGTTTTCTGTATCTTTGACAATCTTGGTTGCAACGGAACCTACTAGTGAAATCACGTGGTTAAGGGGCATCATCAAATAGTCCATATAACCACTCTGGGTTGCTTGAATACACTGCATGAAATTATCACCCACATCATGCCCAAATATCGAAGCAAAAGGCATAATTGACGGGCTACATCGATACAGTGGCCAGTTGTCTTTTACTTTTTTCATTCCAATTGCTAAAATGTTGGCAAGATAAAGTCCAAGAAATATAACAATGATAATGATTGTAAATGCGATATCTGTTGACTTCATACTATTCTTTTCTTGATATCAATAATGACTTCGACGACGACGACAACGATGTCTTCCGTTATATTAGACTCATATAATATCTATTCATCATGACCCGAACTGAAGATTATGTAAGTACCTTACGAAGTACTTTCTTTATATTGTATGCAATAATGGTTGTAAGTGACTGATCATGACGCGGTTTGTGTCTGCGAGTACGCGTAAAACGCCTTCGCCCTCCGCCTTGTTTTGCGTATGCATCATTAATACTACTTGACTCTGCCTGATTGTTAATTGCGGTAAAGTTCGCATTTTGAGCACCGGAACATTGAGGTCCACTTGTGCACGTGGATCCGACTTGTGGAATCGCAACACGTTCACCGCCTTCTTGTGCTCCTCCTTTCTGATACTTACGCCCATTATAGGTTCGAATCACGGATTTATGCCCATGATTGCGACCTCGACCGCGACTACGACGTCGAGATCGACCTCCCGAGAGATTATTCACGGAATTCAATTGGGTTTGTTGATTTTTTACTGACTCCATAGCTGCCTGGGGGGTTGCGGTATTTGCTGGAACTTGAATACCTTGTGCTTCATAACTTGGCGCTTGGGGCGCTTCTTGTACTTTTATAGGAGGGTTTGTCATTTCTATATATACCCACTTTAAAATAAAATCATTGGGGTCGTAACAGTGAACTTACATTGATTCATGTATTCAATTCTTGAATTGCATTACTACGCGTTTGAATATGGTCTAAATACTATCTATGTACATTATACATAGTATTTAAGAAGTAAGCATGGACTCTGAACAACGCATTCAACTTCAGCAACTTATCGACGCAAATGGAACCGAAGATCATACCGAGGTCATTCGTCGTGTCAAACATAGCTCCCAAATTTACACAGATGTTACCACTATGATCAAATTAAAACGCGATTATGGGCGTTTAGCCAAATCAAACCCCAAACAATTTGACGCCATATGCGTATCACGTTGTGAGTTTCTCTTCAAATTTTATACAGATTTATTCAATCGTCTTAAAACAGGCGAAATCGACCTAAAACTTCTGTTTCGGATGATACAAATCTTGCGAGATATTGAGGATGGTAAATTAGATCAGCATGAAGGATCATTCGAAGTTGGAAAAATCCTGAAGAGTATTTACGTAGATAGCGCCCTCAAACGATCAGAGAATTTGGATGCCGAAAAGGAAACAAAAGAAAAACGCGCCAAGACGAAAGCTGCAAAAACATCCCGGCCAGCAATTCCAGAGAAGAAACTCACCTGGGCTGAATTCAAAGCTACTGCCGCCCAGCAGCAGAACGAGGCAACGGATTCATAAATAGAATGTAACCATTTAAGTATGTCGCAAATGAAACCCATGCGAGATACGGGACAAGTAAATACGCTGCCAAATGAGACACTGGATAAAACGCGCGGATATTAAGTGCAATAAACGCGAGCATTGCCAATATGACAACAAAGCTAATGTCGGGTCGCTGGAACCGAAAGAAAATCTGAGACCACGCAAGATTAAACACCCACGCTGCACAATAATAAAAAAATCCAGGGGACCGAACACCTGCGCTAATTGTGGTGGTGGCAGATAGAAACACGATACCGGACGCGATAATAAGTGCGTATAAGATTGTCCATGCAATCGGAAACACCCAGCTTGGCGGAGTTAAAGGTGATTGTTTGAGAGATTTGTACCAATTGGAGTCGGGGGATGCAGTGTTCATTTGATAAGGGATTATAATAGCATTAGAATATTACTTTACAAACAAGTATAAAATTGATTGCGTATGTTGTGTATGATTTACAACATACGTCAATGCCACCCAAATTCAAAATCAAATCCCACACGCAGTCATCGTGTTCTACTGAAAATACTGATACTGTGACAAAACCAGTGCGTCCAAATGCGAAACGTGCACTCGTGATCGTAGAATCCCCTGCCAAATGCCAGAAGATCGAGACCTACCTCGGGAAAGATAAGTATATGTGTCTCGCTAGTTTTGGGCATATTCGAGAGATTGCAGATGGATTGAAATCCATTGATGTCGATCATGACTTCGCGATTAAGTTTGCCATCATGTCTTCAAAGCAGGCACAAGTCGCGAAACTTCGTGCCGCCATCGCCACCTCTACAGAAGTCATTCTCGCGACGGATGATGATCGTGAAGGCGAGGCCATTGCTTGGCATTTGTGTCAGGTATTCCATCTCTCAGTCGCGACGACCAAGCGCATTGTATTCCATGAAATAACGGAACCTGCACTCAAGGCGGCGGTCGCCGCACCTCGCACAATCGATATGTCCCTTGTCCTTGCACAACAAGCTCGTCAGGTACTCGATCTGGTAGTAGGTTATAAGGTATCTCCTGTACTTTGGACATATGTCGCGCATACAAATCTCTCGGCGGGTCGTTGTCAAACCCCCGCATTGCGACTCATCTACGAGAATTACAAAGAGATCGAAGCATCCACCGCAACAATGGTATATTCTATCTCTGGTATCTTTACCAAGCTCAACCTTACATTCCATCTCTCGATAGAAATCGAGTCATCTCCGGATTCTTCTGGAGAACAATCTCTCGAGAGATTCATTCGGGAAACTGCCGCAGCGCCGGATGATGGGTTCCGTGCGACAATATGTAATGGCGGCGTCCCAAAGAAGTCTACGAAAGCGCCCCCTCGCCCTTATTCTACAAGTACACTTCAGCAGGCAGCAAGCAATGACCTTCATCTCTCACCAAAAGATACCATGTCGGTTGCACAGAAGTTATACGAGCAAGGGTATATAACCTATATGCGAACAGATAGTAAGGTCTATTCCGCAGATTTCGTCAAGAAGGCATGTGATTATATTCGGAAAAGGTTTGGTGGCGTAGATCCGGGTGCAGAGAATGGAAATGACCTCATAGGAAATCTCTCGACTGTCACATCGGGTTCATCCTCCAAAGACTCCGCCGCCGCTGCCCACGAAGCTATCCGCCCCACAGACATCTCTCGAACTTTACTTCCCCAGTCTTGTCATCCGAGAGAACACAGGTTGTATTCTATGATTCATCGTAATACGTTGGAAAGTCTCATGGCGGCGGCAACTTGCCAATCTCTCACCATGGCGATTTCATCCCCCGTGAAAGTGAGTATGAATGGTAAACACATAGATTGTGAATACAGGTACACTGCAGAGCAGATCATTAAACCGGGTTGGAAGTTGGTTGCAGGTGGGTATGACAAGGAGGCAACAGAATACACCTATTTCGCAATGATTGCATCGATGTTGTCGTCGTCGTCGTCTTCTTCGTCGTCGTCTACAATCCTATCTGCGCCATTCAAACGGATCACGACTAAATGTTCCCTTCGAAATACGAAATCGCATTATACAGAATCGGGCCTTGTTCAGTTACTCGAGAAAATGGGGATCGGGCGCCCGTCTACCTTTTCAAGTCTCGTCGATAAAATCCAGGAACGCGGGTATGTCAAACTCCAAGATGTCCGTGGCAAATCTCTCGAATGTCGCGAGTTCGTCCTTACAGAAGATAAAAAGATAGAATCAAAAACAGAAGTTCGAGAGATTGGTGGAGAATCCAGGAAACTCGTCATTCAACCTCTCGGAATCGTCGTCATCGAGTTCCTTCTAGAGCACTTTGCACCTTTATTCGAGTATGAATTCACAAAGAATATGGAAAATCAGCTTGACGAGATCGCGGGAGGTGGAATGGTATGGCATGAACTCTGTTACAAATGCTGGTTTGATGTCACCCAGCAGTTACAAGAACTAAAAGAACGTGGTGTTGTAAAGGAAGAAATACAGATCGACGATAATCATTCGTATATCTTAGGGCGGAATGGGCCGGTGATTCGATGTCGCGTGACGGATGCGAAGAGCGACGCCGACAGCGACGCCAGCGACGGTGACGACGATGATGCACCCCTTCCGGCTAAAAAAACAAAACCGAAATTCATATTTAAATCTGTACGACCCGACCTTGAATATTCTAAGATCCTGCGCGGGGAGTATTCTCTCGCGTACATGCTTGGAGAAGCCGAAGAAGGCGGCGGCGGCGGAACTTCGTGTGCGCCAGTTGCAGTTGCAGGAGGTGGTCGCCTTATGGGACAACATCAAGGGCAAGATGTCGTTATAAAAAGCGGGAAATATGGCGCATATGTGGTCTGGGGGTCTACGAATATATCATTAAAGCCTTTGTTAGGCGGCGGTGGCGGCAATGTACCATCTGTGCCTGGACCGAAAGGTAAATACACACCAAGATCAAAATCGACGACAAATCAAAAATCAGAATTTGATTTGACATTAGAGGATGTAGTAAAGTTTATCGACCGGAATTCTGCACCAGTTGTCGTCGAAGGCGGAGGCGGAGACGGAGAGCCTTCCGCGCCCGGACCGGCATCCACGACGGCGTACGTCCAAGGCCAGATCCTACGCACCATCGACGAAAATACAACAATACGATATGGAAGATATGGACCGTATATCTTTCATAAAACAGCAAAAATGACGAAACCCGCATTCATTGCGCTAAAAGGGTTTCCAGAGAAACATGGAAATTATATCACATGCGATGTGTCGGTGTTACAGGAGTGGATCGCGGCGGATGCGGCTGCGCCACCTAAACCGAAACCGAAGTTTGGATATTTCAAGAAAAAGTAATTGCTTAATGCTTACGACGCGTAGTACGAGTTTTTCGAGCTTTACGTTTATTATTACGTCGACGAGTACGCTTCTTATATTTTTTAATTGTTTTCACACGATGGCGAGTAGAACCACCATCACCAACAGAACGTTCAAAAACTACATAACCGGCAGAACCTACAGAACCTGCAGAACTTACATAATCTCCATCGGTATCTTGATTCATTACCGGAAAAGATATACTCGGAGTGTCTGTAACTTTAACTTGACCAGAAGCTGCCGCATATGCACAACCCCTTTTTATTTGTGTTACAATGCTTAATTTTAATTTATTATTATGTGCATCTTTTTCATAATTTGTCATTAATTTTTCGAATACATCATTTAAAAAACGTTGATTCGGTTCACTTACACCGTCAGTAATCGCGATACGTTCATATTCCTCTAACTTACCTTCTTCGTTTATAACACTATACCCAATAACCATCGCATCAATTCTAATTTCTTCTATTATACCTTGTTGTTCTACATTATCATAATTAAATAATGGGTCCAATAACCAATACCAATAGTAATGTTCGTGATATAACTTATTCGCTTCATCATTTTTTGGCGTTTGTGGCGATCGTGGCGTTCTCCCTGGCGTCCATGGCGTACCTGGTGTCGTTGGACCTATAAATAAATATTGTTCTGCATAACATGGAGTGAACGTTGGTAATAAATTGTCGGGACGGGCAACTTGTGCACCGTCCGGAGTACCATATCTATCAAACATAACACCAGGCGTCATAGGTGACCTAGGTGTTCCATCTGGTTTACTAAGTAACTCTAGACACCAACACGAACCACTAGAACCCGACGTTTTCGTTGGCGAGTTTTCATTGCTCATGTTTTATTTAGATTATTATCACAAAAAATAATCCCAAACGCGTTGTATCCCTTCCTCCAATCCAACCGTACACGAGAACCCAAAGAGCTCCTCCGCTTTCGTAACCACTGGTCGGCGACACATCGGGTCATCTTGTGTCCTCGGCAAATACTTCACTTCAAATGCGCCGCTATCGTCATCTCCGGTCTCCGGCCGTCGTAACGCCTTACGAAAGACCTCTACAAGCTCATTCATGGTGAATTCGCATCCCGGATTACCGATATTCACTGGACCGACTGTATGCACATTCGTATTCGGCGTCGCCATAAACGCAACAAGTGCCCGTACGGTGTCATCCACGTAGCAAAACGACCGGGTCTGCGTCCCATCTCCGTAAATCTCAATCGGCGCACCACGCTTGATTTGCCGAATAAAATTCGTGATCACCCGCCCATCGTTCAGATCCATTCGCGGGCCATATGTATTGAACAACCGCGCGATCTTCAGGTCCAAATCCGGGAACCGTTTCTGATATTCATAGATCAACGTCTCCGCCACACGTTTTCCTTCGTCATAGCAAGAACGCTCTCCAACCGTATTCACGTTACCATAATAGGTCTCCGGTTGAGGATGCACCAGTGGGTCGCCGTACACTTCACTTGTAGAAGTAAAGAGCATCTTACAATTGTAAAGAACACAGTAATCAAGAACACGCTGAGTACCATTGATTGACGTCAACAAGGTATCCATCGAATATTTTTTATACTTCTCAGGTGATGCAATCGATGCTAAATGATACAATTCGTCAATGTGTTCCTCACTAAAAAGTGTAGGATTAATTGGTTTTGTGATATCATACTCAATATACTTGAACCTGGGGCGAAGGTGAAATAATTCGCGAATGTTATCGAGCGATCCAGTGACCAAATTGTCAACACAAATAACATGATTGTCGGGAGACTCCGCGAGAAGGTGAATACAGAGATTCGAACCAATGAAACCGGCGCCACCAGTGACAACGATTGTTTTTTTAACCATGGAATATGTAATTACATATATCAATTATTATCTAAATAGTGTATAACCGAAATAATAATGGATAAAATAGCCGGTCCGAATGACCTCGTTCCATCATTCAAGATATTCTCGATTTTGATCATCATCACAATTGTTGTAAAAATGATATTTCAGTATAGTTATAATGAAAAAGCAGCGCCATCATTTAGCGATGTAAGTAGTATGAGTGACGTAGAGCTCATCAAAGATGAAGTCAAAAAGAAGGATTCGTCTGATTTGAAGAAGGAGGTAACTATTTATTTCAAGTCCTATATCTTCTACTATCTCACGCTACTATGGACGATATGTCTCATGGTTACAATTGTTTCGATTACACTGAACAAATACGACGCAAATAAACCGGGATGTATTGCTAAAATGAGTATGTTGAACTTGATTCCAATTACAATGTTCATGCTTTTACTTGGATGGATTATTTATCAAAACACAGTCTACTATAATAAAATCAATTCGGGGCATGTTGCCGAAACGTATGTGACATTTGATATTGCAGTAAACATTTTGTTACTCGTACAAGCAGGTATCATGTATGCATACATCAATCAGCAGATGTTATGTTCTTCAGAAATGGGTCAATATAGCGAGGCAATGTCGAAATACGGTCCATACATTGCAGGGTTTGTAGCACTTATTGCTGGTGGATGTATGGTTCTGAATGAGATCATTTTGAAGTTCTTTACTACAGATGGATAGTCTTCCACCCTCATCCCACCTCCCTCCCCCCCC